AAGAACGCGGTGGCGCCATCCAAGAAGATCGACCCGCGAATACGGGTTTTAGACCGCGGCGTTCACAAGTTCCAATCGTGGGCTGGAATCCACTATTCGGCAAACAGTATTTGAGCTTCGCAGGGAAACAATCATGAGTGGCGAAATGAAACAAGCTTATACACAAATGCGCGTCCCAAAGGATTACGTGATTGATAACAAATCAACTCACATTTACATGCCTTCGCGAGAGTTTTGCGATTGGTTAGTAGGATGCGTAAAAGAAGATATAGGATTCAAATATGGAATTATAGTTCAGCAATCAATAGGTAGGGCAAGTGGAGTTTTTCATTTTCCTACTTCATCAAAACTCCCATCTGCTTGCTTTAATGTTCTTTCGACAACTGCTACAGAAAAAGAACAAAGGGAAATAAACGCTTATTTTGGGCATACAGTATCTTATTTGCTTGCTTATAGTATTGATTATCAAATTGATTCAGAAGAAACTCGCATGTATTTTGAAAATTTAATTAGTGGTCTTGGAATGTATATTGATTGTTTTCCCGAAATGCTTACAGACGGTGTTCCTGAAGAATTAAAACACCCATCGCACCATCAACATAAAATCAAAAAAACTCTTTGTATATCTCCGAAAATAGCAGAAAAAAGAGAAGACGGCAATATAACTCCTCATTTTAGACGTGGTCATTTCAGGGTTTTGATGTCTCCCGTATTTACACATAAACAATTTCAAACAATATTTATTAGCGAAACATTCGTAAAGGGAAAAGCCGCCACTGTACAGGAGATCAAATGAAATCAAAAATAGAACAAGTTGTCGGAAGTTATCTTAATCTCAAAAAAAATGGCGCAGATATGCTGGAGTCGAGGTGTCCGTTCCACAAAGATAATAAGACCAAATCGCTGAAAGTTTGGCCGTCACAGGAATTATTTGAGTGCCGCCATTGCTCCTTAAAGGGCGATGCTGCTTTCTTTGTATCACAGTACGAGAAAATCAGTTTAGAAGAAGCAAGAAAGTTGATATGAAGGGAATCCCTATCAATGACCTGCCCGAACGATACCAACGACAAGTCAGAACCCAGCTTGCGGCTTGTCCTGCCCGGATATCTGTCGCCCAGCTTGAACGCAATGAACAAACTGCATTGGTCCAGGAAAGCGGAGGTGCGCCGTGCATGGTCCACTCTAATAGGCCGTTGCTTGTTAGGATTACAAGGAACCGCGGCAGGACCCTTGACACGGACAATCTTGCCGGGGGTTGCAAACAGTTACGCGATGCAATCGCTTCCGCCTTTGGCCGCAAAGGTGATTCAGCGGAAGAAGGATTTACATGGGAATACGTGCAAGAAAGCCGCAATTATTATTGAGGTATGGGAATTATGAAAAAAGTATATCGCGATCATGTATTTGAAAATCCGCTCGCGGAAGTCAAAAGACTAAAAAACGCATTCAAGAAAGAGTTTGGTGTACAGCCAAACACACTGGAAGCGGAAGGTGACATTTCCAAACTTTTGCCAAAAAGAAAAACAGGCATAGGGGCCGGAGAATTGATGGCTCACAAGATATTAGGAATGACTGCATGTTCTGTTGCCGGCATGAGAGACAGAAGCTTTCTTAGTGTATCATTGTATGATTATAGTCATGGTTATTTTAGCGACGATCCGGTTGGAATGCGGCGTTATGATGGAATGACGGCGAAAGATATAGAACAATCAGGAGGGCAACCATGGATAAAGTAAAAATTGTATCGTTTGACATCGAGAACGTGAAGCGCGTCCAAGCCGTCCGGGTAACTCCGGCAGAGACCGGACTCACCACCTTGGGCGGCGATAACCGGCAGGGGAAAACATCGTGCTTGGATGCTATTATGTCAGCATTGGGCGGCGAGAAGTATTCGCCTAACGATCCTATTCGGGATGGCTCCAAGAAGGCGCAAGTAATCGTAAAGCTATCGAATGGCATTACGGTAACTCGCTTATTCACTGACAAGGGAACGTACCTCAAGATTGACGCCCCCCACAGCAACAAGTCCGGCCAAGGGTTGCTCAATGAGTTTATCAATTCCTTCGCCTTGAACCTGTCCTCATTCCTGACAGCCACCGACAAGAGCAGGGCGGATATAGTGCTTGAAATCATCGGTGTAGACTTAACGCCTTTTGACGAGAAGAGCGCCAAGCTCGAAGCCGACCGGCTGGCTGTTGGCCGGCTGGAAGTCAAAGCCAAAGGTCATGCCGAATCCATGCCCTATGACGAACCGGCAGGAACCACGTTGCTCACCCCGACCGATATCATGGCGGAACTTGAGCGTATGGTAAATGCCAACGCCAAGAACAGGGAGATACGGGAAAAGGCGGAAGCATGGGAAGCGAACATCAAGCGTCAGAACGAAAAATTCAAGGATGCACAGGAGCGGACGCTTGACGCAAAAAAACGGCTCGAACGCGCCGAAGCCGCAGGGAAAGAACAATACCACATTATCTGCAACATGAAAGAGGATTACAAGAAAGCTATCGAGGCTTCCGAAAATCTCAAGGACGAGGACACATCGGAACTCAAGACCAAGTTGGCCGAGATTGATGCCATGAATGCCCGGATCCGCCAGAACCTTGAACGCGACAAGGCGTTCGAGGACGTTGCTACCAATCACGAAGAATATCTAAACCTTCAACACCAGATCGAGAACATCCGGGACGAGAAACAAGCGCTCCTGAACGGCGCTCACATGCCCCTGGAAGAGCTTTCGGTCGAGAATAGTATCCTTACATATAAGGGTCACGCCTGGGACTGTATGAGCCACGCAGACCAGCTTGTGGCTGCTACGGCTATTTGTCAGGCAATCAATCCGAACATGGGGTTTGTCCTGATAGATAAACTCGAATCCATGGACTTGAAAACGCTGAACGAATTCGGGGCATGGTTGGAAAAGGAGGAATTGCAAGCCATTACCACGCGGGTCAGTAAAGGGTCAGAGAATTCGGTCATAATTGAGGACGGCCTGGTGGTGGGACGAGTGCCGGAAGAGGAAACAGTCAAGTTCGATTAACGTAAACAGAAAGGAATCAGTAATGAAACTCACGTCAGGTAAAATTCAGAAACCGCAACGCATCGTAATCCACGGACCGGAGGGGATCGGCAAGTCAACGCTCGCCAATCAATTTCCAGCGCCGGTGTTCATTGACACCGAGGGGTCGACGAACTCGATGAAGGATGTAAAGCGGATGGAATGCAGGTCATGGCAAGACATCCTTGATGCCGTAAAATGGCTCAAGACCCAGAAGCACAGTTTCAAAACCGCCGTATTCGATACCGCGGACTGGGCCGAACGCTTTTGCGTGCAGTTCCTTTGCGCCAGAGACAACAAGACCAGCATAGAGGGCTGGGGCTACGGGAAAGGATATACGTTCCTGTCGGAAGAATTCGGACGGCTCCTTGCTTCTTTGGATGCCCTGATCGACTCCGGGATGCACATTATCTTTGTCGCTCATACAAGCGTCAAAAAGATGGAACTCCCCGACCAGGAAGGCAGCTTTGACCACTACGAGCTAAAGTGTTCCCGGCAAACATCGCCGCTCTTGAAGGAATGGGCTGACGCGCTTCTGTTTGTGAATTACAAGGTCATCGTGACAACCGACGAAGATAAACGCACCAAGGCTGTCGGTGGTCGCAAGCGTATTATTCACACCCAGCACACGGCGGCCTATGACGCCAAGAACCGATGGGAACTGCCCGACCAGATTCCGTTTGCGTTGCCGTTTGACTTTGGTGTGTTTGCCAAGGTCTTAGGCGAAAACACCAGCAAGCCGGTGGTCGAGGTAGCTGCCCCGGCACCAGTCCGTCCGGGTGTGGACAAGATGCTCGCAACCGGACAGGCGACACGGGTGCCGCTGGCGCCCGAGTCTAAGCCCAAGCCCAAGCCCGACAAAGTAGAACCAACAAAGACGGCGCCCGAAGATGTCCCGCCGAACCTGTTGAAACTCATGGTTGCGGACAAGATATTCGCCGTCGAACTCAAGGCGTATTGTGAAGAGAAATCATTCATACCGAAAGGGGGGAAGCTGACCGAAATTCCGCTGAAAATACTGGGGCAAATGGTCCTGGTATCGAACTGGGCCAAGGTTGTCGAGAAGGTCAAAGCGGCAAGGGCGTAAAACAGCAACGTAAACCAAAAGGAGATAATCATGAAAGATTGGGATAGTCCAGCGGATGTAGACGATACCGGCGGAAGCGTAGTGCTTCCTAATGGCGAGTATCGGTTTGCGGTTAAGTCGATGTCCAAGGAAACATCAAAGGGTGCCAAAACTGCCGGGGCTCATCAAGCGTCATTGGTCTTGATGATGTACGACAAAAACGACGAAAACTACGAGAACAGAATCGGCACGGGATACGATCGGTTGACCCTGCACGATACCACTTGGGGGATGGTGTGCGCGTTTTTCCGTGCCACCGGAGATCGTAAACACGGAGAGTCCGTCGTTCCCAAGTGGGATGAGGTTGCCGGGGCTTCCGGAAGAGCGGTGTTTTATCAGGACACGTACAACGGCAAGACCTCGATGAAGGTTAAGAATTACCTGTTCCCGGACGAGGTACCTGCCGAGCCCACCGAACCGACCGAACCCACGGCGCCGGCCGACTTCGGCTAACATCAGACAATCAGGGGCGGCTATCGGATTGCGACCTCCTAACGTGTATCCCTCCACGTTCCCGCGTCCGATAGTCCGCCCATGGGGGGAGGGGAATATGTACCCAGATATTTGTTTGTGTCCTAAATGCGGCATACCCTGCAAGACGGATCATTGCCCTAAATGCAATCGCAAGGTTACATGTGATTCAATCAAACCAAGGCGAGAAAAAGACCTTGTTGATTTGTTTACGCAAAGCAGATTTGAGTTTAGAGGAATAAAAATCGAGTCAGCATTGGAATTGATGACCAACGGATGTTGCGGGGATTAAATGAATTTACGTCCATATCAACTTGAAGCGATGGAGTCCGTTTACAATAAGTGGAAAGAACACCGCAAGGTTCTGGTTGCGTGTCCAACGGGTAGCGGAAAAACCATAATCTTTTCCCATATCGCCGCAAGGGAAAAATCAGCAGGCAATTACACGCTTATAACCTGTCATCGCGACGAACTTATTAAGCAGGCAGTAGATAAACTTCAAAAATCTACTGGCTCTGGATGTGCCATTGAAAAGGCCGATGTTACGTCAATCAGGTCGGGTGAACCGATTGTGGTTGGCAGCATCCAAACCATGATGCGTCAATCCAGACTTGAAAAGTTCCCGCCAAATTTCTTCCAAACAATAATTGTCGATGAAGGACATCACGCGCTTTCCGAGTCTTGGCAGCGAGTCCTAAATTATTTTCCACAAGCCAGAATAGTGGCTTTTACCGCCACCCCCGACCGCGGCGACCGCAAGAACCTGGGCAAATACTTTGACGCCCTGGCCTACGAATACAGTCTACGCCAGGCCATTACTGACGGATGGTTATGCCGGATAGTAGCCAAGACCCATCCACTCAAGATCGACCTGTCCGGGGTCAGGATAACTTCGGGGGATTACAACGAGGGCGACTTGGGGAACGCCCTCGACCCCTACCTGCCCCGGATTGCCGAAGCCATACCCAAAGACCGCAAGACGCTGATCTTCACTCCGCTGTGCATTACGGCAAAGAAACTCCAAGCCATCTTGTGCGAGCAAGGGCGCCGGGCCTATTATGCCAGCGGCGAGGACCGGAGCCAGGTGGCGGCATGGGAAAAGGATGGTAAAGGAGCCATCATGCTCAACAGCCAGTTGTTTAACGAGGGTTACGACCATTCATTAATCGATTGCGTTGTTGTTTTGCGGGCTACGAAGTCCAGGCCGTACTTTGCCCAGATGATCGGACGCGGAACACGGATATGGCCCGGCAAGGACAATCTCTTGATACTTGATTTCTTGTGGCAGACTACAAAACACGATCTCTGTCGTCCATGCAATCTGATAGCCGAATCCCCGGAAGTGGCCGAGAAGATGCAGAAGCGGCAGGAAGAATCATCCGAGCCGATGGACTTGGAAGACCTGGAAACATCTGCCAAGCGTGACGTAATCCGTGAACGCGAGGAAGCCCTGGCGCGCGAACTCCGGTCACAACGACACAAGGAGTCACGGTTGATAGATCCGCTATCGTATGCAGTCATGGTAAAAAATGAAGGACTTGCGGACTACGAGCCTGTATTCGCGTGGGAAGAACAGGCGCCGTCACCCAATCAGTTACAACTTATCAAGCGGTTCGGCATAAATCCCGCCAAGGTCAAAAGCAAAGGTCATGCTAAATACCTGTTGGATTCCATTATTGGCCGGAGCAGGAAGAAGCTAGCCACCCCGGGGCAAACCAGAACACTCAATGATGCCGGCTACTGGACGACTGATATGACCAAGACCAGGGCTAACGAATTACTGACGGAGCTTTCAAGTAACTACTGGCGGATAAAGTTTTGATAACAAATGAAAGGAGGTGATACCGATGGCAAAAGGAAGTAAAGGTGGCGGCAGAGGTAACGGCGCGTGTGGCGGAACCCCGCGACGCGATGGAAGTGGTGGTGGAACAGGAAACCGCGGAACCCCGCGACAGCCGAAAAGGAAACGCTAAGACCAGAAGACAACCCCGCTCGCCAATCATGGGAGCGGGGAACGGAACCGACATGCCCGAATACAAAGACCACGAATTTTTCGAACAAGTTGACGACAGCCCGCGCCATCAGAAATTGGACGGCGCATTCTGGCAACTGAGTCCTGAGGATTGGGCGGCAGAGGAAAGGCATTGGAATCTGGTGCGTGGTGTGGCGGTGGAAGGAAGTAAACAATGAAGCATATCGTATCATT